ACAATTCTTGGTGGCGTGCTAATTAAATCCGTTGTATAGCGGCTGGCAGCGTAGGTCGTCGTCACTCCATCCAAATCAACGTACACGATGCTTGTGATGCTGCTGATTGGAGCCAGACGCAGTTCGATTTCGCGTACCCACTGGAAGGCGTCTAGGTATCCGATCACAGTCTGTGTAACCAAACGCCGATACGTGTCGGCCTCGACCTGCTTGCGAGCTGTCGTCAAGATCAACGACAGCTCCGCATCAAAGTCGCATGTCGAACCTATTCGCAATCGATCTTTGAGATTCTCTAGCGTGATCGGTTCGATTGTCGGTTCGACTGTTGTTTTGAAAGTGCGGCAAATGTTTTTGCGGCTTCGTTCGTAGTGACTGGCTGATTGGTACTGGAAAGCCATTTTGCATATCCGTTCGCTACGAGTGTGGCCATCATTCCCTGACCAAAAGTATCGTTTCGTGTGCCGACTGCTCTGCCGTGCCAGCCTCGAATAAACTCAATCATCATGTTATGTGATTGCCTTAAAAAACAGGCACTGCAAGTTGCCTTGCAGTGCCTGTTGAACGCATCAACTAAGCACGAAGCACTTCGTTCGCACCGATATCAGAAATGCTCTTAGGGGTCTGAGATGCTCGTGAAAGAATCCCAAGGATTGTCACGAATCCTCCAACCGTGCCATCGCCCATTGTTGCCGTCACGTCGATGAAACGCTTGCGGCCGCGCAGATCAATGTCCGCAATCTGAAACGTGTTGTCGTCCGTTGCAGAAGGCAGTGCTGAAGTCGATCCGTCGATATTTGTGCTTGTGCCCCAAACCAGACCAGTCACGGCTGCATGGCCAGACCCTGTCGTGTCTGACTCAGTGATCGTCAATGCTGTCATAGCAATGTCGGTTGCACCAAGATAGACAACAACCGTCATGTGATTGAAGCCATTGGTGTCAATTTCCGCTGTCGTGAAACTTGCGTTATCAACGATTGCGGCTGGTGGTGTGATGCTTACGTATTTAACCAAACGTGCAGGGATCATTATTGGATCTCCTAAAAACTGTGCTGGAAAATAGCGAGGCGACGAATGCCGCCTCGCATCACTCAAACCTAGGCAGTTGCAAGAGCCACGACTGGCCCTGCAACCGTGTTGCTACCAATGCTGTGAACATTGATGTCAATACGCTGTGAGGACTTCACGGCGATCAGATCATTGGTGAACAGGCTCACTGAATCGACGTATGCTTCCTTGGAAAACTCCAAAGTCATCTTGCGACGATCACCGAACGAAGCTGATAGATCGAAACGACCTAACATGACCATAATTCCGCTCGTCGCTGTTGCGATTGGCATCACCTGCGAGAACATCACAGGAATACCCTGGAACATCGGACGGCGGAAGCCTTCTTGCAACTCAGTGCCAGTCACGCCACCGGCTGCGTTAAGCAGTGGAACCATGACCTGATAGTAGAACTGGCTGGAGCACAGGAACTTCATTCCCTGCTGTGCGTAAACTGGAACAACACTGATCAGTGTCGTAATGTCAGTGATTACGATTGCTCCCCAAGTTGTGCCAGTCGCATCACGATAGCCAGGGGCTGTGCCAATCGTGGTTGTGGCAAACTGCGATTTCAAACCACGAATGTGACCATAAGTCGAAGTGCCGTCGCCGTCGATCAGACACTGATCTTCTTTTAACGCACTCGCGTATGCCATTTCAGAAGCAAGCGTGCTGCCAAAATCAATCACGGAATCTTCAGACAGTTCGCTGGAATAGGTGCTGAGAACTGTCATTTTCTTAGCCGTCAGTCGCACCTGATCATGCACTAAGCTGCTGCTGGTCGCTGCTGAACCTTCGCCTGTGAAATAGGCTGTCAGACCGCTGCTCCATCGTGGATCTGTCCGAGTGTCTGAAGACATCGGAACAACTTTGCACAACTGGCGAGCGACACCGAATTCTTCACGCAGGCGAATCAAGTCTGTACCGAATTCTTCAGGCACAAACAAACCAGATCCAGTGCTGTCGCCAGCACCTTCAAGATGCGTAGCATTCATAATGCCGTTCTCACGGCAAAACTTCGTGCTGTTTTCAAATCGGTAAGTTCCCGGCATATCGACTGACGCTTTAGCCAGCGCGTACTGGCCAAAACGATATGCTTTCTCTTCAGCCGTGTAGCCTCCAGAATTCGCATTCTTGTCATCAATGAACGCCGTTACTTTAGAATGCCGACGTGCCGTTGCTGGAATAGTCCAGCGTTCTTTGGTTTGACCGGGTGGCATTCCAGACATGCCTGAGCCACGATTGACGAGACTCGCAATGGCGGCATCAATCGGAGCCTTGCGCTGTGCATCTAGGCGAGCTGCTGCTGCTGCCATCTGGCTGTCCTGTTCGGCCAAGGCAGAAATCTGGTTGCCAAGATCATCGACCAGTGCCAGCTTCTGATCAATGTCAGCAGTCTCGGCTGGTGTTAGACTTTCGTTTTTGCCTGCTGCAAGCAAGGCATCAGCCGCTTCAATCGCAGCTTGTCGCTGATTTTGAAGATCGGTCATTTTCTCTGTGCGTTTCATGTGAGTCCCTTATTGGCCAGGACTAACGCAAAACGCCAGTCGCTGGCAGGTTTTCGTAATTGAAAAACTGCAAACGACTGGCGTGAAACTTATCACTCAGATCGCATTTTGCCGCGTCTGTCTCACTTGAGATTCTGCGGCTGAAGATAGAACAGTAATTTACTTTATCTGCGATGTCAACCTGTGTTTTGCAATTCGATACGCCAGCATTCCCGTCAATCGCTCGCGATCTTGGTTTTTTGCTGCTGTTTTCTTGCTGTTGCCAATTGGAATTACTTCGTCCACAAACCCAATTTCTAATGCTTGTGCTGCTGTGTACTTTGTGCCGTCGCCTTTATCGCCGAGCATAGCTGCGGCAATATATTCGTCTGGTTTGCCCGTCTTGGCGGCATAGGTTGCGACCGCCGCTTCATTGAATTGTTGCAGCCACTCGATGCTGTCTTGCAGATCCGCGATGTGTCCGAACGCAAACGACAGCCCTTCGTGGATCTGATAGGTAGCGTTGGCATAACACTTGACCGTGTCGCATCCGATTACGGCCAGACTTGCAGCAGACGCTGCCAGTCCCTCAATGATGCCTGTCGTTGGCCCATCATGTGCCGCCAGTGCGTTATGAATGGCCAACCCGTCGAACGCCAGACCGCCGGGGGAATTCACTCGCAACGTGACAGGCTTTCCCCGGTTCGCGCTCAACACTTTGGCGATAGATCCTGAATCCATGCCCATATAGTCATCACCGACAACGCCCGTCAAAAATATCTCCACATTCTCGGCAGTTGTGTTCACAATTATGTGAAATGTCTCGTCTTTTAGCGAGTTTTCTAGGTTATTCGGCATGTTTAGATTGATTAAACGACGCATTATTCGACCCCTTTCATGAGTTCTGTGATCAGATTTTCCGCTCGCTTATCCCATGACGCTACCACATCTTGCACGTTAGCTTTCAGACTTCCCACCGTAGACACCGCATGTACGTCAAATAACATCTTTTTCGATGCTTCTGCGTGTGAAATGATCAGCGTTCTGGCCGATGATCCAGTCATTGCTGGCACTGTGTTCTCTGTCCACGTTGCATAGAAATCATCAACGGCTGTCGTGAATTTGTCAGCCTGCATTCCTGCGCGTTGCACAACTCGGGTACGCTCAATCTTGATTGCCTCCGTCACAGAACTGGTGATCATTGCACGCAATAAAGATGTTGCGTCACTTGGTGGTGGAGTTTCCGTAGTGCTTTCCTGCTTAGGTGGCTGGCTACCCGATGTGCCCATTGCAGTAGGCTCCTCGCCTGATATCACCCAATTTGCGGGATGATAAAAATTATCGCCACCGTCTTCTTCGTCGGTAATGCGTGCCATGTTCAGTAGATTTCTTGCTTCATTGCGTGTCATCACACCGCATTCAATCTGCCGATAAATGCCGTTGATTTTTTTCTCAAACTCCATTTGAATTTCAGCCTCTCGGTTGAATTCAATGCAGTGTGTGTCCTTAGTTCGCTCCTTGTCTGTCAACAACTTAGAGCGTAGTTCTTGTTCCCATTCCTTCAGCCACGGATTCAGACAGCGTGCCAGATAGTTTTGCGATTCGCTTTCTAGACTGTTGTGGCTTGTGCGTGTCGCGTCTCCGAGCATGTGCGGAGGCACGCCTGTAATGTTACTGACAGTCTGCCGCACTTCAAATTCGCGAGTCTGTAAAAACTGTGCCTGCTCTGGCGCAATTGACAACTGCTGAAACTTGACGCCGTCTTGTAGCAGTGCCACTTTGTGCGCTTGGTTCAATCCCGTTTGCATCGAGTTCCACGCCGCCATCGTGTTGCGGATCTTTTCCTCGCTGAAATGTCCAGGCACCATCAGCAGCCCAGACATATTCGCACCATTCGAAAACAGCCGACCACCGAATTCTTGTGCGGCCATGCCTACGCCCAGTGCGTTTGCCATCAAACTGATAATCGAATAGCCGATCAGTCCGTTGCGGCCTAGACCCTTGATGTGCAGCATGTCTCTTGCGGGCACTCGAACTGCTTTTCCTTCCTCGTACCAGATGTACCACTTTTGCCCATCGTCCATAATTCTGATCATTACGCCAGTCGGATCAATCAGCCCTAGTGCAATCGGATTGCCCATCATGTCTCTGGTGATCGGAGCGTAGCCGTTGCCATGAACTAGCGCATGCGATGTCAGCACTCGTCGGCATTCGTCCGCTCTCCACCACGGTGAGGCCATGTCGCGTAGCAACGGAGCTGCGGGATGCGTGTCGGCGTATTTCTTGCCGCCATCTCGCTGCCGCTTATAAATATCGCACGGCATTCCA